GGATCATACTTAGCATTGTAATTATTAGGTTGATTATCTGAGTTAATAATCTTCATCTTAAACATTCGATCAAGACGAGGAACATATACATCTTCATTTAACATGTAGTTACGATAAAGATAATAAGCATAGGTTCCACTACCAACTTCAGTTTCTCGTTTACTGACAACATACATGTTATTAGAAAAGCACTGTAGTGTTTCAATAGACTCAGTATCATCTAGGATATAACGATAGAATGAATTCTGTACAACTCTGTCTCCACTAAACCGATTAACATATCCATAGATATGATTCCGCTGGTCATCATCTACAAAGAGTAGAGTGTCCTGTGCGGGGGCTGTGGCTGCAGTCCTGTAGTTCTTTGGTAGATAGCCAGCTGCTGTGCTTGAAACCTCTACAGCAGAGGCGTAGCCCATTGTACCCTTACCCGTAAAGAGGAAGAGCTTCTGGGAATCAAAGAAGTATAGACGCGATCCAATAAACTGTGGGTCTAGGATAGGCGCAGTACCATAGTAAGTAACTGGGGCTACCGCTACATTGCTTGGCGATAGTTCCATACCTGCGGCAGACATCAATTGGAATTGGATGTTAGCCTTGGTATTGATAAACATATACTCTTCAAAGGGAGTCATACTTGTGATCTCACAGTAGCTATTTGAGGAGACACGAATGTCAATAGGATCTGTAGTGATAATGTTTTCTGCATCCTTAAGGAAGAGTGATTCATATTCACCCATCTCAGATGAAAAGATAACATCATCAGCGGAGAACCACAGTCTATCTTTAAAGACTGCGATGGAGTTAATCTTTACATGCTTTAGACTCTTGCGGTCTACGGTCTTAAAGATACTCGGTCCCGGATTGGTTGTCTTGTCACCTGTGGTTCTAGCAGACCACTTGATTGGTTCAATGTTCCATGCGGTTACATTGGATGCATCAATGGATACTACAAGCTTCTGTGGCATTCTTCGTGGATCAATGTAAGAATGTTCATCAGGTGTTCTAATCTTCTGGAGATAAGGTCTACCTGTTGTAGTAATTGCTGTTGTGTGGACTACACCTCCGGTTGTTCCGGAGTAAGTATAGATACCTCTAGTTGCATCTGAAGGACTATAGTAATAAGTCTGCTCAGCTGGGTTCCAACTAATGACTCTATAGTATCCACTTGTTGTATTCAGATATGGATTAAGTGTGAAGAAGATCTTACCACGACCCTTGATAATTCCATTAAGAAGAGTGTCACTATCATAGAGAGACTCAAGCATTAGCTTAGCAGTATCATCTGTAGGACTACTCAATTTGGAATTGTTAGAGAACCAATCATCTTTTTCAGGGGGTAGTCTAATGGTAGATAAATCATCAACACGACTTCCTAAGTAAGCCTGATCTGCATTATAGTAATAGTAATCATCAGCAGAGATATAATCTGCATTAGTTATATAGATATGATATGTTGTACCATTTGCTACAATACTCTGAAGTGCTGGACTAATGGTTGCTGTTTGAGTTGAACCAACATATCCTGTTATAGTATAAACTTGAGCTGATCCATTAAATATAATAGACTGTCCTTTATAAGCATCGTCTGTAAAAGATGCTGAAGATGCTAGTCTTACTGTGGATACACCAATAGCACCACCAGTAACTAGAGCACCTGTAACATCCAGTGTGCTAATATTAATTGAGTATCTAGAAGTAGCACTAGGATGTGCAATAGTCCAGTGTGAAACAACAGTTGCTTCTTTAGTACTGCCAACATAGTTTGTTATTAATCTAGCTTGAGATTCTCCATTGGCATTTGTTACCGTAATAGTCATCCAATTATAAGCATCATCTACATTAGAAGCAGAAGAAGCTAAAGTAATTTTATCTGCTGCACCACCTGTAGCTAAGCCTGTGATTAATGCAGGTCGCCATCCAAGCAAGACATCATCTTCAGTACCTGCTGTATTGTCTGCACCTGTGTCAAATACCTTGGCAACTCTAGCTGCCGTATAGTATTTAATCTTACGACCATTGATATCATCGGTTGCAGTTACTACACCATTGAGATCAAACAACTTACCCTCAACATCAGAACTGAATCCCGCTCGTACATTCTTATTAAGAACAACGACACTTGATCCCAATGATACAGCCTTAAGGGATTCCTTGGCTGTCTTGTTGTTGGGGTTATGTGTGATGTATGCACGGCTGTCTGTCTTAACAACGCCAGTGGCATTGGTCTGATCAGCAGGAGTTAGATCTTCCCATGTACCTGTAGGGTAGACTCTGAAGATATAGAATAACTTATCAGCCTCAGTTGTTGCATCAAAATCAATAACAACAAGAAATGTATTCTCTTCATTAATACTATACCAGTAGTACCATAGATCATGGGTTGCTGGGACATTAGCTAGAGAATATAAATCTAATCGAATAGCGGTTGATGAGGTATCCCATGATGTTGCATTGGCTGCAGTCTTCTGGGGTACAATCTCAAAGCCGGGTCGCTTCTCAAAGTTACGCTCTAGGGAAACTAAAGCATTGTCAATATTCTCTGCTTCGTTTGGTTGCCGTCTATTAGGCGACTGTCTACCAACAGAGTTGGTTGTGAAGACAGGAAGTTTGGTTGAGGCATAGCCAGCCTGTGGGCTGCGTCTGCGAATAGCCATTAAAAACCTCCAGTGCGAAAGTATCTAAACCGATTAGGATCACTTAAATTACGGGAACGCTGTGCTGAACTTCGAGCCTGATTGTTATTACCAAAGATGTTCTTCTTCTTGTCATTAACATCTGCTGCTCTACTCTTAAGTGTGAAGAGTTGCTCTTGGTATCCCAAGAAGGCATCAGTTGCTTCGTCACCCTGAGTAATACTCTGGTAGTGACGCATAGCGGTAGCCATGATGGCTCTCTGTACTGAAGTCTCTAGGTTCTCCCAAGGTAGCTTCATTGTAAATTCAATATAATATGGACCATCAGCAGCCTTCCATACATCAGTATCATCAGTTACATTCCACATACGAGCAGGGGATGCATTATTTAATATTCTTGCTTTGATCAATCCAAGTTCTGGACTAATGTGTTGTGAGATTAACTCAGCAGCTAGGATACCTGACTCATCAGAGTCTGGGGTAGGCAAAGTAATATAACCATCAGTGGCTAATACAACTTTACGAATATATTTATTACTAGCAAGACCTCTTAACTGATGGTCAATGCTTGCTTGTTCAAGTAGGGTGTCAGCAATACCAGTATCAATACCCGACTCACCCTCAAGGTCAGCTACAAGGTTCTCACCTGAAGCCAGTAGCATATGATTAATTGCCTGTAGCTTAGTTATTAAGCCCATAGTAGCCTCCTTTAGTTGTTAGAAAAAACCCACCGACTCCCACTTAAGGGAGCCGGGGGTAGATAAACGATCACCTCCGATTCAAACTAGTACTAGAAACTTGTTATGAAGGAGAAGAGTAATCATTAGCTTGTGAAGTATTCGCCACCGAAGCCACCAGTGTAGTTAGTAGCAACAGTCCCTTTTAGGAAAGTTGCAATAGTATCACGAGTATCTGCAGTATTAGCGGCTGTGCAACCAGTAATAAGCTTGACCATCTCAGGCTTAATGATACCAGTACCCTTAAGCATGCTGCCTACGGTGAACTGAGTATTACGGCGAACATCCTGTACGGTGTCAACCTTCATGCCCATGAGGGAAAGACCAGCAACTGCTTCTGACTGGAAGATAATACCATAAGTTGCAAATCCAGAGCACTTCAAGTTATACTTGGAACCACCAATGTTATTAGCAGTGGCACTGTGGTCGATTTTTGGAATATGGTTACTCTTAACAATCTTAACACCCATGTAATCAAGGCTGTCAGTCATTGCGTTCATGCCCTGTGAAATTGGAGCACCAGCACCATATTCATCACTTCCAGTAAACAATGGGTTATTTGCGTAGTTACTAACAGTGTTGAGAACACCAGTAACTGCTGGTGCTCCAGTAGCATTATAACCAGTGTAAGCAGATCTTGGGATACCAAGCGCACGAATAACTTGGAATACCTTTGGAGGTACAGCGCAATAAACACTGCCAACTGGAACATCATTCTCTTGGCAGGTAACGAGATAATCTTCAATTGCTTGAAGAACCTGAAGTCCTTCATTATCTGAAGTTGCGCCAATTAAATTAGCAACAGTTCCACTTGAAATCTGCTTTGGAGCATGGAATGCAGCCGCTGCAAGACCACGAGGATCTCCAGTTACTGGAGGTAAAGAACCTGCGGCTACGAGTGCCATCAGAATCTGACGGTCACGAGTGTTAGCAAGGGTAAGTCCAGCCTGACGAGCCAACTCAGAGCGGTAATCCCACTGAGTAACAAGCAAGTCAACATTGTCGGTTTCAAAGTGAGCTGCCATTGGACGCTTATCAAGATTGACCTTGATAGTGGTCGAGGTAGAATTCGTGTCACCACTGTAACCACCGAGTTCAACACCCGAATTCCAAGATGGGTTAAGACCGACAGTGCCAGTGATTGGGAATTCGTAAGAGTATCCACCAGTAAGAGTCTTAGTGGTAATCATGTTTTCAAACATATTAAATTGATCATATGCATTGATGACTTCACCCGACCAAAGTGGTAACCAAAGCTTATTAAGTGGAGTTGATCCACCTGAAGTTTCAGCTGCTGCTGCAGTACGAGGAAGTGTAAAGTCTCCAAAGGGGACATTTGTGCTAGCGAAAGTAGTTGCTGCCATTGTAGTATTCTTTCTTAAAAAAGATCATATCATTCATATCAAATTATAAGACAAAAAGTTCTCAACCGTTCGATTATTCCTAAGGGAGTCTTTTTGTTGAGTGAGTTTAGCCAAGGGTCATCCATTACCATAAAGGGGGATTTACCCTTTGGCTAACCTCAGTCGATCCGCTGTCTTGTTACGGATTATTTGGGTAATTTTTCAAAGTTAGTACGCATCATCCGCTGCTCAACATATGCACGATACTTAGGATCGGCATTGAAGCCCGGATGATTACGCTCTGCAGAGAACTCTCGCTTAGTTTGATAAGCGACAATACCCTGCTGAGTCGATGCAATAGGAACCTGTCCTCTTGCACTTGGCTTGGGTTCTGCACCCTTGCTTGTCTGTGTGGTCTTAGCATACTTAGCCTGAAGCCCATAGAGGGCTACATCCCAAGATGCTGATGCTAGGTTCTGATTGACTGAAGCCTGTTCTGCAGGACTGAGGTTCTTGCTAGCCCAGACAAAGAGTTTACTCAACTCTTCCCGACCACCAACTAACTCAGATGCCTTAGTATAAGCCATCTCAATCTTAGCCTTCTGTCCCTGCATATATTCATTAACAACATAATCAGGAAGACCAGTCTTCTTCTTAATGACTTCCAATGTCTCAGCCGAAAGATCATTGTTAGCCGTGAACTCAATGGTCCACTGCTTCCAATCATCTGAGGATGCCGGGTTGTTTTCTACCTTGGCTACCTCTTCAACCTTGTTCTCTGGAATCTTTAAGACCTCTGGTAACAAAGGAATTACTTCCTTCACAGGTTCTACCACAGGTTGTCCCGTAACTGGATTAGTAGTTGACGGGGTTTTTTCATACTTCTTCTTCAGGTCTGCGACTTCTTGTCGTGACTGTGTGTATCCCTTTTGAGCAGTCTTTAAACTCTCAAACCAAGCTCCGGCATCCTTGAAATTCTCAGGGACAGCCATACCTTGGTTTCTTACATAAGCATCAAAGGCTACTTTCTCACGAGCAAGCTGAGCATCCTCTGGAGTCGATGTAAGAGATTGTTCCGAAGACATGACTGGAGTCTCGGAGGATTGTTCCATCATATCGGGAGTCTCTTCATTCATATTGTGTATCTTTCGTTAAATTTAATAAGGCTTCTTCTTAGAGGCGGCTTTCTTAACTGCCATCTTCTTATCCATCTTCTTGTCCATCATCTTCTTAGCTGGTTTCTTCTTCATAGTATTCCTTTCTTATGCGAATACGCGATATGGAATCGCTGGTGAGGGATCAACAACAGGAAGCAATTCAATCTGTTCTTCAGTCATCTCAAAACAAACACGGATGTTTGTATGGAATCGTGAGTCAGTTGTGCCGGGTGTAATAACAACACCTTCTTCATCTGTAATTGGTGGTTTTGAAATTGAGCCGATATAATCAATAGCTAATAAACCAGTAGGGACTAGGGTTGTCACACCTTCGTGTACTTGTTCAGCAAGAATACCTGCAGCTACAAGAGCAGCATCGGTTTCTTCTTTAGTGTCTGTTCGTAATTGATAATCCATAATATCTTTCTTAGACTGTGAGAGCTTTTAGTTGTAGGTTATTTAGTGCAGTTGGATAGTACCTGACCTGCATGACATGACCATTAAAGTGATTGAATTGGTCATCTCTCATTCCAATGTTCAAGCGAGTTATTGCGCTTGGCATTATTGGTGATGCTGTTAAGCTTGTTCCTACCGTTCCACCATTTACAACACAAGAATATTGAGCCTGTTTGAATGAAGAAGCCATGCGATTTACGCTACCAAGTGTCAAAGAACCAGATGGGAAAATAAGATTTAAACCCGTGCCGTTTTGTAAATACAAAATAACTTCAGTTGCAGTTGACCCATACATCAGCAATCTTGGTTGGCTAGTGCCAGTGCTAAAGTTAAGGTAGTTCCTTGTTGTCAATTGAAGGGGGCGACCAATAAACAGCATTGTGCCAATGCCCTGCGTGTACCAAGATGAAATGTTGTCTGCGTAACAAATATCCGCATTCCGCGTGACCTGACTTACACCCGTAGGGATGTAAGAAGATACATCAGCACTTTCTTCAATTTGTGCGCCCCAAATATGAAGCGAGTCGTTTGTCGTTTGCCCAGAAGTACCCTTTGGGTAAAGGAACGCCTCAAACTTTCCCGTGCCACCAAGAACCGCATCTGTAGTAATGGCTACTCGCGTCCACCCCGTGGACGAAAGATTAGTAATAGTTGGAGCAACTGATCCGTTTCCTGTGAAAGAAGCGGAAGCATCTGCTGGCTGCGAAATAACTACACCAGAAGAATTAACAATTGCTCCTGAATTGAAAAGCAAGAATGCTCCCCTATTTGTTCCCTTTGCTTTTAACCAAACGCTGTATGTAACTTTCGATGTTGTTGAAACTCCAAGAAGGGACGGACCAAGAAAGCGATTGTCACCGTTTGAAGTCGGCGCGAACCAAATGTTTCCAACAGTTCCGGCTGGATTCGTGCCAGTGGTTTCATTAAACAGTGTCGTAGTGTTAGGAATATAAAATGATCCTGCAAATGTTTCGCTGTTGATTGCCTTATTCACCGCTTGCCCTTCAATCAGCAGTCCCCTTGGTTCCCCAAGGTTCGTAGGGCTGTAGTCGAACCGAGGACCATGATACGCTAGTGTAGTCGTAGGGTAGTAAGTCTGAGCGGTAGTACCGGGATTGATTTGTGCGCCAGCAATATAAATATAACTGACTCCATCACCGTTGTATCCAAGATTTCCTGACGAATCACTCATTCCTAGTCGCCAAATGACATTGGTACCAGCACCTTTTGTAACAGTTAATTTTAAGCGATACCAACCACCGCCAACACTTTCAGAAGTAGTGGATGCATTAGACCAACCGTTTGTTCCAGTAATGTTTTCTGCTCCTAATAAAGTTCCATCTACTGGATTCAATCGTTTACTTCTAATTTCACCACTAGAGTTATCAGATATTATAAAGTATGCTTGTCTCGTTCCTGAACCTTGCTTTACATATGTTGAAAAGGTAAATATACCATTGTTTGAACACGCAACAGAAGTAGAGTCAAGTCGATGAACGGAATTTCCTGCTGAATTTTCTAGCATTTTCCATGCTGTACCCACCGGAGATGTACCTTCTTGACTCATGGCTACAGCGGAAGATGTCCACGGGCTGGTAGTAAACGAATTACTTTGCAACATTAAGTTTGCTTCCGCCCAATTCACATACCCATTTGAGTCTATAAAAGTTGCTGGACTCAATCTATTAAAAGTTATTCCCTTAGCCGTTAAGTCTGCACCAGTAGTTATAGTTGTAAAATCTACATCAAAAGTAGGTGCAACATATGTAGGATTTGTAATGGTTTGAAGTTGTGTATCCGAAAAAGTAGTAGGAAAATATTTAAGAGTCTGAAGCCACATAGAACCAAGTTCATTAACCGCTAAATCAGGGTTATTGTTTATGCTCATCTGTACCGCTGTTGCCAAGGTAAAACTTGCCGCCGTAACTATGTCCGGAGAGTCACCATTGGCAACATAGACCATTCTTGAAGCATTTGTATTAAGTGAGGTGGCAAACCTAAACACACCAGTCTGATGCGAAAGAGATGTGCCATTAATGATATTAGTATTAGCGGTGTTAAATGCGTTTCCGAGTATGCGTGGTCCGGCTGCGGTGCTGTGATTGTGTCGCATAAACCACCAGCAACGACTTCCTGTGCTAGCACTAAACACTCCGTATGGAGGGAATGTATCTCTATCTTTTTCACGAATCTCAACTTGAGAATAAATAGTTCCTTGGGATTGATTAAACGAAAGACTAGATATGTCTGACATCACAATCGAATCTATATTCCGTGTACCTTGACTCGCACCCGTAGGGATGTAGGAGGATGCGCCAGATCCAGACTCTAGTTGTGCGCCCCATACATAGAACGAAGATCCGTTACCAATATAGGCTTCTCGTCCATAATCACTTGTGTTAACGGAAGGCGAAGCAGAATCTAATGGAACAATAAACACAAAGCTTACAGCTGCTGCAAGTGTTCCAGTTAATTGTATGCGATACCAAGAGTTGGGATATGGAGTAACAGTAGCACTAGCTGCTGTTGCTGTTCCAACTGCTGCGGCTGGTTGTGTTATTACACCAGTAGTAGTATTAACTGTCACATAAACAAAGTTTCCAGCAGCAGATGGAAGTACAAGTCGGATGTATCGCGTACTGCCAGTCCCAGCCTTTACCCAAACGGAAGCCGTGTAGGTTCCCGCTGCTGCGGTAAGCCCCTGATAAAGCGAACGAGAATTATTAGCAGTACTTTCCGTACATAGATTTGCTGTATTCGTGTTGTCTGGTGCAGTCCCGCCAGTTGCAGAAATAGATGTATAAGAACTTGGAATGCCACCTTGAATAGTCCACCTAGTGGCTTGCGTCACATCTTGCGAGTAAAACAGCACATTCTGCGTCTGCCCCTCAAGCAGCAGTCCCCTTGGTTGCCCAATGTTTGTAGGGCTGTAGTCGAACCGAGGGGTATTCCACAATGATGCGACAGTAGAAGTGTTTTCTTTGTACACACACGGTGTAGCACCAAGATTTAACTGCGGCTCAGTGATAGTAATGCTGGTAGTAGCACCAATAGCCGTAAAGATTCCACACCCGATTGATGGAAATGCACCTGCGCCACCCGTTGGTATTGCTGAATAAACAATAACACTACCTGCATTCCACGCTGTATATGACCCGGCTTGGCTTACACCATTTACGGTGAAAGTGTCCCCAGTTGACCCATTACTTGGAAATGCCACCAACTCATCAAGTCGAAAGGCAGATCCAGTTTTGGCTGTGACTGTAAATCGAATTGTAAATCGCATTCCAGTAATGCCAGAACTCGTTGATTGATACATATAAGCGCGGAGTGTTCCTCCGGCGTTTGTCGCAATAGTCAGCGTCTTGCCAGTAGTCGTATATGTTGCGCCAGCAATAGCATTTGACCATCCTGTGGGGGGCAAGTTAAGCCCACTACCGCCAGCAAGTGACGAGTTGAAAAACATGTTTTCAGCAGCAATCTCCACATACCCACTTGAGTTCACAAAGGTCGCAGTACTAAGCCGACTAAATGTCAACCGAGGATCAAGCACACCCGTAGTAAAATCTAAGTTCAATGTAGAACCATCTCCTCCCTCCATAGGAAGTAAACGATTCCGTTGTGTCCTCCATTCAGGAGGATCTAAAGTCCATGTTCGATTACGATGCATTACATTGCTCCATAGAAAGCATTAGCGTTACCTGATGCACCAATAAATTCAATTTTAATATGCTGACAACCTAAGGTATCTACAAGAATAAATGCTGTTGATTTACTACTAGCAGCGTTGTAAATTTTTGCATCACCTTCTGTTTTATTGATAGTAGTTGCTACATACACAGACTGAGTGTTAATTGTTGAAGCTGTAGCACTCACAGCAGAGATAGTACCATAGAATAATAACTGTGGTACATAAAAACCAGAGTCTGCTAATGAATAACCAGTGACTCTAATTGCGTGTGCGCTAGGAGTGGCAACACTAATAAAAGGAATTAATTTTAAATAATTTAATGTAGAAGCTGGAATGACTACAAAGGTATGACTAAGTGCGCCTCCCGTTGGAGCTGGAAAACTTGTTGTTGGTACTTCAGTTGTTAAACTACCAACAGCTACTACTGAAAAGTTAATAAGACCAGTACGCAATAACTTTAGTGGCTCTTGCACAGTCTTTAACTGTGACATTGTGTGTGTATGAATCATTGTTTTTTATCTTTCTTTGGGTACACTATCTTTGTAGCGTCTTTGCCCGTGCATGTGGTAGTCTTACCACAGTTACATTTGTATGTTTTCTTTGCCATGTTACTTACACTTTTTATTTTTAGGACATGATGTCTTAGACTTACCGGGTCCACCCCATAGGTCTTTGCATGCCCAGTATTTAGCAGTCAGTTTATTACTTGCGGAATCACACTTATGTCTAGCCTTGAAAGACTTACGAGCTTCAGGACTATAGTTGTTACCATATCCTGCTGCTCCATAGTGAATGATCTTTTCTTGTCCATTAGCACAAGCCTTTACTACCCGCTTCTTATTGGGGTTAGGAGACTTAGTGGGTTTGTTACAAGACATGCTAGCTTTATTAACTTTCTTAGCCATTAGGTTGTCCTCCTGTAAATGCA